TGCTTTAGATGTATTAGTAACTTCTATTAATGCAATGAACTTAGGTTTTAAAGCAGAAAACTTATTTATTAATAAAACTGCTTCTGACGATGTTCCAGAAATTGGAGAAGAAAAACTATGTACTATTGCAGAAGGAGACAGTGGTTTAACAAATATTTCTAATGAAACTGTTATATCAGCAATTAAAGAATATGCTGCATCAGATATTCAAGTAGATGTATTAGTTACCCCTGAGTTTACTTCTAGTGAAGTAATAACTGCTGGAGTTAAGGCAGCAGAAGATTTTGGTTTTATGTATTTAGTATAACCAAGTGCTGCTGATTATTCAACTTGTATGACAGAAGTTTCAAGTTATCCAAAATCAGAAAGTTTAGCTATTTACTGGCCAAATGTTAAATATAATAACTTTGATGCTGTAATTCCTGCATCTGTTGCTGTTTTGACTGCTTATGCAAGAAATGATAATATTAATAAATGGCTAAGTCCCGCAGGTATAAATAGAGCATTACTTCCATTAGTAACTGAACTTAATGTTCCTGTTAATTTAACAGAAGAAGAAATGTCCGACCTATATGATAATATAGTTCCAGTTAATGTTATTAAGTATGTTCCAAATAATGGATTTGCTATTTGGGGACAAAAAACAACGGCAACTGATAAGTTATATATGGACCGTATTAATATTGCTCGTTTAGTTAAATATATCTATAGAGAAGTATATAATATTTCTTCTGAGTTCTTATTTGAACCTATTAATGAAAGTACATATACTAACTGGGGATTACGAGTAGATGCTTTATTAGCAGATATTAAAACTAACCAAGGAATAATTGATTATAGATATAAAATGGACAGTGAAAATAATACAGAAGCAACTATTGCTGAAAATTATTTGATCGGTCTAGTTAGTGTAAAACCAACAGAGGTTGCAGAGTTTATTGATATAGACTTTATACTAACCTCTGAGGTCTAATTAAAGGAGGACGAAAAATATGGCATTACCTATTGACATAACGGCTACCCGTTTTAATCAAAGAGAATTTCAAATACAAAGAAAGAACCATTTTGAGATAACTTTTAACTCAGGTTTTGTTGATAAAGGTTTATCCTTCTTAGTTACTAGTTTTGCATTACCTAAAGAAAGCACAGATACTTTCAAAGCAAATTATTGGAATGACTCTGTTAATCTTCCAGGTAAAACTAATTTTGAAACTTCTCAATTAGTTATTAAAGATGCTATTAACTATGACTCTGAAAAACAATTCCTTGCTTGGAGACTTCGTGTGTATAACCCAAAAACTGGAAAAGTTGGTTATGCAGAAGACTTCAAATGTAATGCAAGTGTTAAAGAGTATTCTCCAAGTGGAGATATAGTTCGTGAATGGGACTTAATTGGTTGCTGGCCATCATCAGTTGAATATGGTGATTTAACTTATGAAGATGCTGGAGAAAAACAAATTACTATAACAATTACTTATGATAAAGGTTATAGACACGATATTGACAACTTTGCTCCATTCGCTACAAATTAATATTTTAAAAAGAACTAAGATTAGTTCTTTTTTTATATATTAAAGATGTAAGTAATATAATTTAAAGATATTTTAAGGAGGAAGATTTATGGAAACACTTACAAAAGAATTTGAATTGCCCTCACAAGGACTTTTTGATGGACCTACAAAAGTAACTGTAAGACCTATGACAACAAAAGAAGAAAAGTTAATTTTTACTGCAAGAGATAACTCTTTTCTTGATAAATTAGTAAAGGCTTGTATAGTAGAGCCAGCAGATATTGATTTAAATAAACTTCATTCTGCTGACATTACCTATTTACTATTTATGATTAGAGAAATGACTTTTGGTCCTGAGTATAAACAAATAATGATATGTCCAGAATGTGGAACTAAACAAGAAGTTGATATTAATATTACAGAAATGAAGAATTATCTATTAGATTTTGAAGAGTTATCAAAATGTTCTGAAATAACACTTCCTATTTGTGGAGATACATTAAAAATTAAATTATTATCTAATGGAGATATTAACGAAATTAATAAGGTTATTAAACAATTAACAAGAGAAAATAAATTACAAGACCCAGAAGGTTATGAATATACTTATAGATTTGCTAAGTTAATTGAAACAATAAATGGAGAAGAAAAAGATATAAAAGAAGTTATTAATTATTTAGATAATTTAAACTTACGAGATTTTAATGAAATAAAAAGAGCATTGTCTGAAATCCGTTTAGGATTAGACACAACTAATATTAGAGTATGTAAACATTGTGGAGAGGAAGTAGAGGTACAAGGGGTAGTAGTCCCTGAGTTTTTTCGTTCTTTCTAATATAGATTTAATAGAAACATCTAAATTGCAAGAATATATAGAATCCAATATCGCTAGATACTACGATATTATTAATACTCAAATTTTCTTACAAGAGCAAGGTGTTTCTTTTTCATATACTGACTCCATATCGTATTATGAAAGAGAAGACCTTGTTAAAGCATATTCTGCATTTATAGACCTTAAGAATAAAAAGAACCAAGAGGCCTTAAATAACAAATAAACTACTAAAATAATATAAATATATTAAAATTGTCAAAACGGAGCCCAGAAGTGCCTTAAAATGCCTCTGGTGGCTTATTGGAGGTTGATATAATGAATAATGAACCAAAAAGTTTTAATAGTGATACTAGATTTGACTTACGAGTAAATGATAATACTACATCTAGTTTATTACAAACTTATGAAGCAAGAAATAATGCAAGAACTGCAGCACAGGAGTTTGCTCAAGGAAATGGAGAACTGGCTTATACTGCAGGATTAAAAGAAGCTATTGACCTTTTACAAAAGAAAGAAAAATTAGAAACTAATGAAGCAAATAGACTTCAAAGATTATTAAAACTTCAAAGTGATATAAATAAACAAATAGATAGTCAATATCCTAGTTTAGAAAAAGTTAGTAAAATAAATGAAGATATAGTAAAAGAACTTCAAAAAGCAGCCAAAGCACAAGCAACTATTGCTTTAAAAAGTGCACAGACCAGAGAAGAACGAGACAGAATTAATGATAATCTTGCAGATGAACTTCAAAAGTATGATGATTTACTTGATAAGGCAAAAGAACTTCAAGAAAGTACTAAAAATGCAAGTAAAAGTTTTTTAAAATCTTTTTCAGAAGATTTAGGAAAAGTAAAGTCTGAAATAAAAGATTTAGCAATAGTTAAAAGTTTAGGAGATATTTCTCAAGGATTATTTGGAAATGGTACAACAAGTATGGCTTCTGTTTATAATTCAACTAGATCACAGTTTGGAGTAACAGCAAGTCAATTTGACTCATTTAAAAATAGTTTAACTAAACAACTTATTACTACAGGAAATATATTTGAGTTTGGTTGGAAAGATACTGCTGAATATATGTCTAAACTTGGAGACCTTGGAATTACATCTCAAGAAATGGCTAGACAACAATATTTATCAGTAATGCAAGGAACTAAATATTTAGGACTTCAAACAGATACTCAAGAAAAGATTTTAAGAATATCAAGGAATACCGGAAATGTAAGTCTACTTAAATCTACTAATGAAGCAATAGTTCAAATATTAAATGCTCAACTTGGAATTAGTAAAGAGCAATTAAATACTATGACTAATCAGGCAGCAGAAGTAACTAATATGACTGATTTCTTAGGTACAGGAGGAGAGAGTCTCCCTGACCTATTAAAAATGCAAGCAGCAATTTCTAAAGAATACGGTCAAGCAACTGGAACGGCTGCTATGAATATTTTACAAGATATTATTAATAACCCAACAGGAAGTCAATATTTAACTAATGGTTATATTGCAGGAAGTTATCATAATATTCTTAGAGCAATTAATTCTGGAAATACTGATGAAGCATTAAAAATGATAGTTGAATCAGTAAGGTCAAGTAATGTAACTGATGTAGCAAAAGGAAATATTATCAATGCGAATGCTTTAGGTGCAGATAATAATATTATGGCTATCTCAAGTGCAACAGGTTCTA